GCGCAATGACACAAGAGTTCCGCAATCGCACTTGAATAAATAAATGGCTTTGCCGTTTGCGTTGACCTCAACGAAACGCAACGCCGTCAGTCGAGTGCCTTTCAGCTTCACTCGCATCTTCACAGACGGACCTCGATGGCGCCTTTTACACTCCAAAGCTTGGACACTGAAACCTTCCAGATGACTTGGTCATTCCGGTAGAGGCAGTCCATCCATGCCTTGAGTAGATTATCGATGTCAGGTTTTTGCTGGTGAGGCTTGCCTTCCAACTCGGCTCGTTTCTTTTTGCTCCAAGATTTTTCCGGCATCGGAATGTGGAACGTCAGATCCAGTTCATGGATTGCTTGATTCAGCATTGGACGGCGCATCGGCAACGGCAGAAGCAACCGAAGTTCGTCGCAGAAAGCATGGTAATTTTTGACAACTGGCCTTTGCTTCCATCGGTCTCGTTGTGTCATCCGAGGCTTTGGCACCGGCACAATGTCGATGGTGTAACTAGGCACGAGATTTCCTCCGGATCGATGCCATGAGTTCCTTGTCCGTCTTCTCGATTCTTTCAATGACCTCCTGCTTCCGGAGTTCTGGTGTGAGCAGGACACGGAACTGGTGCAGTTCCTCGGTCAACCGGTTCATGGCCTCAGTTAATTCTTTCTCTTGCATAACTCTGCACGTCTGAACGGAGAAAAAAGTACGGACCTCCAGGCCATAACTGCTCTGGTTCCAACGCCTTGAGATGCTTGCGCCTGAAGATGGCCTCGGAAACTCCAAGGATCTGCGCTGCTTCTGAAAGCCTTATAATTTTTTTATTCATTATTTTGTTGACTCCTTATGTAAAGATGCTAACATATTTACATGATCATGACATTGTGATGATCACGATGACATTCAAAATACATTGTCTGTCGGATGTGTCAACAAAAAAAATAAAAAAAAGGAAAGACGATGAAAGCAGATATCTACTGGAACAAAAACAGACGGTGCGTTCAGCTTGTGGTCACACCGGAAGGTGGTACTCGGCTGGCTCGTGTCGTTGCATCCTTCCAGAACTTGGAGGATCTTGGCCTGACATCCAATACCGAGCGCCGTGTTCAGGCCGGTTCATACAGACCGATGGCTCGTGAGTCATCAGATGTCCGTGACAAGCGTGAGGCGTATGTTGCAGAACGTGCAAAAGAGATTCTGGAGCAAGTCCAGTTGGACAAAGGTGAGAAGAGTGCAGGACTGACCGTCGGCTATGCCATTGATCAGTGGAATGAGAAGCACTGGCCTACCTTAAAAGAAGCAGAGAACAAGCCCAAAGGATTGTATGAGTTGGAAATGTTGAAGCGTAAGAAGAACGGAGCCGGTCTTGCTGATGTGAAGCTTGATGATTTGGACAAAGCCAAGATCGCACAAGCTTTGGAGTTCCGACATCCACGGCACGGATATTCTCCAAAGACCTACAATGGTCTGCTCACCACACTATCAAGAGTCTTGTCATGGTGCTGCGACGATCAACGCAAATGGCTGGAAACCAATCCACTTCAAACCGGCAAAGGTTCTTTGCGCCAGCCGGAGCATGATGCACATGATTGGTTGTCTGTAGAAGAATGGAATCTGCTCAAGCCTTTTCTAATCAAATCCAGAAACGAACATCTCTATGATGCCGTCGTCCTGACCTTGCACACTGGATGCAGAAAGAATGAGATCATGACTGCACTATGGAGTGACTTTGATCTTATTAATGGCAAGCTTGTGTTTAATTGGACCAAGAACGGCAAATCCAAAAGCATCAATCTGACACAAGAAGCATCCGACATTCTCAAGGACCGCATGAAAGTCCGAGCTATTTATTCAAATCGGATCTTTCCACGTCTGGCAAAATGGAAAGGCAAGAACAAAGATTATGATCTCAAAGGTGTCGCAGATTTTAATCGTGCATTGACTAGGAATCTAGTGAAGGCAGGAATCAACTGTCCTAAAGGATGCACCAAGGACCACAAGGATGAATCCTGGTATCGGCCTTGGTATCAGCATCGTCGTCTACACTGGCATTCGTTGCGTCACACATGCGCCAGCTTCATAGCCAACAACGGCGGAACACTAGAAGACATTCAGGCTCATCTTGGTCAGGAAGATCCAGATAGCGCCAAGATTTATAAACATCTCGTTGATGACTATACAAAGAAGACGAGTTCCATATTGGAGAAAGCACTTGCATCTTAGTCAGGATGCTAACATTGTCACATTATGGAAACTAAAAAACGAACAGTAGAAGATGCGGACGTAATTAAAAGATTGCGTCAAGCATTTGCCGAGAGGCAGTGGGAGCATCAAGAATTTGCTGACAAGCTTGGATGCTCACGGTCCTACGTTGGCAACATCCTATCTGGCAGAGTTCAACTCTCCGGTAGGATTATGAAGCAACTGCATGAGAATGGATTCGACATTGTTTGGATTCTCTCAGGCAACTCCGACAAGGCGGAGATCCAAAGACTTCAGGAAAAAATTGACACGGTCAAGGAACTACTGAAGGAAGCATATAAACAATAAGAAAGAAAGAGCCTAAGAATACTGGGGCGCAAAAACTATAAAGGAGTTTTATGACTTTATTATCCTATCGTGGACCTTCTGCATTAACCCACGTTAAAAATCTTGATGCAGATTCTATGACCTCATGGTGGACATGTGTGCCGACCAGTTTTGGACGGTGCGGTGTCGTGAATTTGTGTGGTCGTGATATAAGGAAATTTATCTTGCGACTGCGAGGAAACCTTGATTCAGGATCAGGAGGTAAAAATGTCATTTAAAGAAACAACGATATTACAATGTCCTTCCAAAAAATCATTTGATAGCCATTTTGATAATTTTGACGCACTGAATGAAATTTGTGTCTCAAATGGTTGTTCATTCAAATGGAAAATTTTGGACAAGAAAAAAAGAACTTATGTTTTAAATGTAAATGGCGCTTCTAAAGAACATCAGCAAAATGCTCTTATTGGTATAATGCAATTTTTATTTGATAAAGATATTGAGCCTGCGATGGTTATCTCGACGAAGACAGAACCCGATCCTCCAATTCAAAGAGCCATTGAGATTTTAGAGGCGTAGACATGTCTACAAAAATGTCTACAAAACTTGAGCAAAACCTTGATTTTTTGTAGATGTCTACGGATGTCTACGAGGAAAACTTGAGTTTTTAAAGCAAATGAAATAGGCTTCTATCCGTTGCAAATACTGCACAAAGATATATTTCGGAGCGTGGCGCAGCCTGGTAGCGCACACGGCTGGGGGCCGTTTCTCTTATACTTCCAATACATTGCAATCACTGGCTTTGTAGTCATTATGTAAGTGTATGTCTACATAAATGTCTACAAGGCCGGTCATTTCTTTTGATCCAAATTACAACTTGAGGTGCTTTGGGAGGTTGTGAATAAAGGCTTTTTGTGCTTGTTCACTTAGCTCAGACAAAGCAGATTTTGCATGTGACTTGGCTTGATCTGCCGTCAGCGAATTGTCTTCAGACTGAACCATGTCAAAAATAGCTTTGGCAGCAAAAGTCGCAATCTCTTTTGCGATCAGCATTTCTAGTCCGGTCATTTCTTTTTCCTCTTCCTTGAGTGTTTTGCAAACTTTTTGTATACGGCTGGCTTGTTGATTGCCAGATACGATTTCTGTTTTTTGGACTTGAACGGCATCAGTAGCTCCAGATCCACGGACGGTTGTCGCCGGTCAGATCATCCATGTGCAGGAACCTTTTATCATGTGGTCCTTTTTGTGATACGCCTATGCCGGTCATTCCGTGCTTCTGAGCAATCGCCATAAGTCTGATTGCATCTCGTCCTGAGATGACAATGTCCACGGCGTGTCCAGTGGTGTGAGGTCCATGCCTGCCGGTTGTGGAAACTTTTTCATTGTGATCCGGATGCCGATATCCACTACTCGGATACATTGGTTTACCAAACTCATCACGGATCAGTTGGAGCTTCTCCAAGAATGCTTGGTCCATGTCGCATAGACCGGTGCCTCGGCACTTTAGTTCTTCAAATGTAAAACTTTTTGTCAAATGTTTATTCGCCATATAAAATCCGTATAACACGATAGGAGTTTTAACCAGAAATTCACGACGACTTTTCTTCAGTGAGCAAAGCCTCTCGACAGACCTGAACCAGCTTGTCGTCCACTTTCGATTCAGAAAGTTTCGCAAGATGTTCAAGTATGGTGATGATGATTTTGCTAACAAATTTGGTAGTAGTCAGTTTCTGGATTATCTCTGCAATAATTTTTGCGGTCATTCTGTTCCGTTCTCTAGTTCAATCCGTCTGGATTCCTTGTCATCATTGTGTTCCGTGGAGTCGAAAAAATACGAAATAACTGCATGGACCACGGAGATCAATCCGCCAAGCATCGTTGCTGCGACGGTTTCCATGCTGGGATCGATGGACTTGAAAAATATTAAGACCAGTAAACAGGAGAAGATGAAGAGGACTAGGAATGCAAGAACAAATCGAATCCATAATCTTTGCTTTTTAAGACTTAGAACCACGGATTCTCTCCAACTCTCTTCCTACGTTTTCCAACTCACCTTTGTACTCTCCAAGAGTCTCATTCGTCTTTTCCACTAAATTAAAAACTCGTTCCTCAATCTTGAGCCGGTCTGCTCTTGCTTCGGCAGATGATGTCTTGATCCACCAACCAAGCACGATGAGACCAATACCGGCGACGCCTTGACCTAATAATATGTCGATGATCTTTTGTGTCGGATCACTTGGTGCCGGTTCCGGCACTCTTGAGTAATGTCTTTGCGGTTCGTAAATGTCATGCTCACGGTGATGACCATTTGAAAATACTGGTGCAGAGATCCACAAAAGCACGACAATCAAAAGTATTATTTTCATGCGACGCCTTGCATTGGTGTTCTAAATAATCGATCTAGATCCTGAACCTTATTAGTCCGGCGCTTGATAGGTTGTGATGCCATACCGGTCCAGGTTGATTGCAATCCTGCCGTCTGTCGTATTATAGGATTTGATACACCAACAAATTTAGAAACTAGGTTTTGCTGATGGAAGTTGATTGGCACCGGTGATGCCGTGATCTGTTTGATCAACTCCATTTTCATGTCTTCATATATAAATGGATACACCGTCTTCACCGTCTCTAGTGTTTCCGGAATGATGATGCCATTGGCAAGCTGATCACCAAGAACCAAAGGATCTTCAATCGCACGGATGATGTTCCTGAATCTTGCCATCTGCTCGTTGGATGGTTCCGGCTGCTCTGCCGTCATGAACATGCCTTGCATTGGTGAACGTGGTATTTGAGAAGATGCATATTGGATCGCACGGTTGACGGTCTCACCAATGTGATAAGATGTGTTTGGCGCAATGTCTGGAAGATCACCAAGGTTTTCTGTAAGTCTTACAACCATCATTGTCGGATCTGTCGCCAAGCTGGAAAGCTCATCCTTCTGCTTTTTAAAGTCTTCTTTCTCTTTCTTCTCAGACTTGACCGGCCTGCCGGTAACTTCTTCCACCTCGGCTGCCGTGCCTCGGAAGACTCCAGATGCTGCATTGCCTGCCGGTTTCACAAAACTCCGCATCTGCTTGTTGATCTTGTTCTTGGTGTAGCGGATTACTTGATCCATCTTCTGCAACATGTTTACTGCTTTGCCGGTTCCAGGCATACCATCTGAGACAAGATCTTTCAGCTTAAACTCGGCACTCATTTTGTCCTCAATGTCCGATAGTTTTTTTGTTGAGGAATCAATTGAGTCTCTCAGCTTCTTTAACTCATCCGTCACGGCGTATCGATCTTTGCCGGTAACTAAGTCGTCCCAGGATTGTTGACGGATTTTGTTGTGTTCCGTGAATATTGTGACCACGTCGTCCATTGTTTGGACTTCGCCGGTGTCCATTCCGGTCAGTGTCCTTGCCATTGCTGGTGAGTCCGGTTCCAATCCTTGTGCAAGTCCACGAATCGCACGTTGCTGCTCAAGCAACTGATTCATTCCACCAGGACCGGAAAGCTTTCTTGGTGATGCCGTTGCGTGGAAACGTCCTCGCATCTGTAGGTAACTATAGATTTTATTTGGATCGACTTCAAAGATACGTTTGCCTGCTTCCGGCCTTTGCTTCATAAAGTTTTTCTGGAACTGATCCAAGAAATCCAGGTAGGAAGATGCAGTCTTGTTGATCTTCTTTTGTATGTCTCCGGCACGTCCAAAAACTGTCGTGTCCTCCAGTAGATTCTTGAGAGGATCTCGGATTCTTTCTCTAAGATGGATGATGGTTGCTTCTTGCTCCGGCGTCAGGTTTTTTCCAAACTTCATCCAGATGTCTATGGTGTCCTTCTTCGCCTTGTCCAGTGTCTTGTATAGCGTAAACGGATCGGTGTTACTGGTGATCTTATCTGCCAACTCATCCAGCGCACGTTGTACCTTTGCAACCGGAAAGCTATATGGATATTCTGCCGGTCTTGCTCTCATGTCATCAAGAACCGCATAGGATCTCAGGATAAAATCCTCGGC